AGCGCGCCAGCAGCGGCAGAGGTTGTGGGGACGTAGGCTGTGGCTTGGGCGCCAAGGTCAGCTTGCGCGCCCCAAATGCCAACTGTCTCTGTTCCCGCTGCGGTCCACGTTTCAATGGTTGCGACATCAGTATTATTGAGCGCGTATGCAACGTTGCCAAAGGCAGCGGCCATAGCAGTAGAGCCCGTTATGGTGCAGCGATAAAGTCCGCCGCCAAGGCTTTGAATTGTGCTTGTCGCGCCTGTCGTGGCGCCAACCACGCCGTTAAGCAGATCAAAGGAACCATTGCGACTGGTTGTGCCATCCCATGTGCTTATTAAGAACCAACGATTGTTAGTGTAACGGACAAACACGCTGACAGTGTGGACGGCTGCGGTCCATGTGATATTCTGCGTGGTGTAATGCGTATTTGATCCGGCTGTCGCAAGGAGTTGATCCATTGTATTCGTGCCATCTGGCGCGACATATTGATCAGCCGTCTGCGTGCAGCCATTGCGCGTCCACGTTGTCCCAAACTCCTGCGACCGCAGCAGCAAGTTATACCCAAACAGCGTCAGCGTGCCGTCGCTATTTTGGTAGTAGCCCTGAGAAGCCCTCGTGAAGCTGTAGCCCGTCGCGCCCGTGACGTTGCCGACATCGGCTCCGGCGTAGAGGGCGCGGTTGTTGATGAAATCCAGCCAATGATAAGGGGCAACGCCGCCGAGGTATGTTTTGGCGGAATAGGCCAGGAATGCAGGCGTGCCGTCCTCGTTAATCAGCACGACAGGTTCACCCAACGCATCGACGACCGTCACCGGCTCGCCCAGCGTGTCCACAGGGGTCATGGGAACACCCCCGCTTTCAACCGGAACAATCGGGCGGGCGCCTGTAGTGAGAACGACGGGTGTAGCCATTATCTGATCTCCACCGCAAAGGGCTGCGAGGCGGTCTTAACCTGCGTTTCCGCAAGGCGCATTTCTGCCAATTGAAGGTCAAAGGCTTTCAACTGCAAGTCCATTTGCTTCAGGCGCTCGTTCATGCCCGCCATCATTTGATCGTGTTGGGCCTTGGCTTGTATCTCAGCCATTCTGGCTTGGGCTTCCATGCCCTTCACCTGCATCATGGCTTGCATTTCCTGCGCTCGCATCTGCGCCTCGCCCTGCTTCATCTGGGCGTCCATCTGGGCTTCTTGCTGACGCATCTGGGCGTCCATTTTCATCGCCTCGATCTTTGGATCTGGTGGCGGGGGTTGCGGCGGCTGGGCGGCCTTGGCGCTAAGCTCCTCAATGAAATCGTCAATCGTCTGCTCCATTGCCCGGCCGGCACGATAAGCCCCAGTTACAAACCGGAGCATCTCAGCGACCAGTTTAGCCGCTTCTGGTGCAGCTTGCACGATAGGGCCAGAGCTAACCATGAGATTTCCTACAGCTTGGGCAAATTCGTTCCGCCTCTGTTTCTCAGCGTCCTCGTTGGGCTGGATCGTGCTGTCTGAGGCTGTCTGGAGGATGAATGGCCTCATGCGCTCGTTACGTAACAGCGCAAGCACCTCCTCAACCGCTATCGCATCCTTCGGCAGGGGAGGAAGCTGCGGCATCTGCGGCATTGGCTGGGGAGGCTGGCCGGATTGTTGTGCCATCTGCATCTGTTGCGCCATCTGCGCCTGTTGGGCTTTCAAGGCTTCATGCTGCTGGATCAGGGCGCCAGGGACCAGCTTATCCATCTGGCACATCTGCATGATGGTCTGAGGCTGGAAGTTTTCCGCAATAATCTCGCCGGCAATCTTCATGGCGTCGTCAGCGACCCGGACCATTTCCTCCTGACGCGAGCGGACACGGACGGACCCGAACTGCGCCTTGATGTTCTGCGCGGTCGCTGTCTCGGATGCCTTGGTCTCACCCCGCATAATGTCCGAGATGCCGGAAATCTGGTAGATGTCCTCAATCAATTGCTTGCGAAGCGCGACAAGGGCCGAAACCGTGTTCGCAATTTCCATCAGGGGCATGAACAGGATCGCATTCTGCATCCCCTGACCAAGTGCCGCAACAGTTGGCACCGGGATCATGACAGCGTTGTCGTCCTGAGACTGGAATGCCTTTTCCAAGGCTGTCCCGATGTCCTCGCCGCCGGCCGAGTAAAAACCCTTCATCCGCAACGCTTCGGACAAGGCCGAAATCCGGGCCGTCAGGGTATTCACTTCCTCAAGCTGATCCCGGTAAAACAGGTAATCGGGGACAGGTATCAGGCTTTCAGGCTCGCAAACGCTGTAAGCAGGCTTCGGGCATGGGTAAAACCCGTCAAGGCTTAGCCAAGGGTCACGCCGGTCGAGCAGTTCCTTGCTGCCCTTGTGCACCCATACAACGGTTTCCTGGCCTTTGTGCCAGAGTTCCCAGACTTCGGCCTTCTTCTCGACCTTGTATTCTTCAGCCGTGTCGTTTTCGGCCTCGACGTATTGGATTTCCCGCCAGCTATCCCCGAACCGGCGCATTCCCTGTTCACGTGTCAGCCATGACCGGCGAGCAACCCAGCCCACCTCAGACCACGTTCTGACAGGCTCGTGCAGGAAGTCTGCCCGGTTCACATGGTCATAACAGACGTATTCAAAGAAGTCCTCAGCGCCCTCGCCATAGCCTTCCTCAGCCTCGTCCTCGTCAGCGCCCTGGTCGTCCTGCTTGCTGTTGGGGACCATTTCGGCCATGCCGCCTTCGGTCTTGTAACGCAGCCACATGACGCCCCGGCCAAACAGGGTCACATCATCCCGGATGTGCAGCATCGTGTCATGGATGCGCTCTGCGTCGAAGCTGACCATCAGGCAGCGTTCAATGACTTCCGACGCGGTGCGGTTGACTGGCTTGCGGTCACTGAACCGTGTCTTGCACACTGGCACAGGCGGCCTTGCGTAGATCGTGGGTTTGAGCACCTCGATGTTAGCATAGAGAAGCTGCATCTCCTTGGAGCCGCTCTCATTGCTGAGGCGCTTCAGCGAAGCATAGTTCTCCTTGGCCCGATCGCAGCGCTGGTGCCAGCTTTCAAACGCCTTGCCGGCGTCCTGGATAAGGTCCAGCCAGGGGCGAGACGACGTGCTGTCCGGTTCTGGTGCTTCGGTCTCGGGTTCCATGTCACACCTTCATCGCTGAACGCTTACGAGGCTTCGGCGGGCCGTCAAGCAATACCGTGCCGCTCGGTTGACGGGCTTTAGGCTGTTCGGTCTCACGCGGCGCACTGCGCCAGGCAATCGACAGATACCTGAAAGCGTCTGCGGGATGCGAGGCCCAGTCGTGAACCTCATTGGCACGGAATGTCTTTTTGTCGTCATCCCACTCGCGCCTGTATTGCTCTAGGGCAGAAATCCCGAATTCCTCGCAGCGCGGGTCAAACACACACCGCGCCAAAGTCTTGCGTGCCGCGTTGATCCCGTCCAGCTTTGACAGGCTTGGCACAAGCTCAGGGTGTAAGCCGAACTGTATCATTTGGTCAATTGTTGTCTTCGCGCCGGGGAGACCGAAGATGCGGTGCGCTGCGTCATGCGGGACGTAATCAATCCCATCTATCCAGCCATGAGTTTCCCGCCTTTGCCCGATCTGCTCAGCGTAATGATCTACACCAGCCCCTGCCGATGAGTAACAATCAAGGATCAACACCTGCAAGCCCACGACCTGAAACCACCAGATGGACGTATCGTCCTTCACGCCAATGTCCCATGCCCTGTGGACTGGTTTGCCCGGTAAAGGCTCAATCGGGGTAATCCGGCCTTCGTTGCGCACGTCGAGCATTTCTCTAGCGTAGAAAGCGCCGAGAATGGCGGCGTTGAACGAGCACAGGTATTCCTGCTCGAACTGAGCGCGGCCCAGATCGGAGCCATACAGGGCCACGTATTCCGCGAGGCTTTCCTGCAACTGGTCGGGGCTTAAAGCGCCCGTGTTGTGAACCGTCGAGATTTCGGCAAACCATTTCGGGTTCGTGACCGCCATGTCAAACATCGACTTGGCGTGGTTCCTGCCTCTTGGCGTTGTAATGAACGCGGCCCAGCCGTCGTTCTCTTCCAGCATCGGGCGCAGATAGGCCCAGGCGCTCGGGTTAGCCAAGGCAAACTCTGAGAACACGACACCTGCCACACCAGCACCGACAAGGCTGTTATACCGATCTGAGCCAATGACCTGCCATGTCGATCCGACCTTCAGCTTTATCAGCATTTCGCTTTCGTTAGTGCTTTCCCTTAGCTCCATCGGGAACGCCTCGTCTATGCGGCGCTTTCCGGTGTGCGGGTTAATCGCAGTCCAGATGCCTTTACGGGCCTGTGCGTATTCAGGGAAAGCGTGCCAGTAGTTTGCCGGCCGTTCGTGCGCCTTGATGCAGGCGCCGTGCAGGCAAACGTCATCCTTGCCCCAGCGTCTGTGCGCTATCTCGATCAGGCGGCGCACGTCCTGCTTTTGCCATGCGTCCCAGAACGGTAACTGATAGGGCCTTGGACGCCAGCCGTTGTGCGGGAGCTGGATAATCACTTGTTGACTTGAACGACGATCTTGCCGTCCTCGCCAACGCCTGCGAT